GTGCTAGTGCAGGATTTGCTGCTGGACTAGGAAGTTGTATGGTACTAGGACCATTCTGTTTAATTACTGCACCTACTTTAATGGGTGCTGGTATGGGTGGTGGAGCAACACTAGGTGGTAAAGGTACTGGAAGGTTCTTTACTATCATTGGCGATGGTGCTGAAGGTAATAGAATCATACAAGAGATTCATTACAAGACAGGCAAAGCAGTTAGGACTGCATCTAAAAAACTATTAAATACTACTAAATTAGCAGAGGGAGAAACTAGACAATGATCGCATTTTTATTTTCAATGGCAGGTTTACTAAATCTGTTGTTCTATGTTTATGCAATTGGTTTTGTTATTTCATTGATACTGGAGCAGATTCTTAAGGCAAGACCTCTGTCTGTTGATGCATCAATGAACGAAAGAAATAATTATATTGTAGAGACCAACAGAAGATACTGTTGGAGACAAGCATGGATTGTAAATATCAATTGGTTCGCTTGTAATGTAGGTTTGTATTTCATCTCAAGAAATATGGCAGCACCAGTAGATACATTCTGGAACGGAATGTGATATAAAATGTATAAGGAATGTGAACATCTAGATTTATTCCCAACACCAGTCAGTCAATATGATCTATCATTCTTAGATCTTGATAGTATTATAAGGATACTGGATAAGTTTGAGGTTGCACCTCATGGATTACTAGATGATTCTGATTCTAGTTACGGTTTAGATTTTACTATACTGTATGATGATGAATTAAAATTTTTAAAAGAAGAGTTGGACACATGTATTAATGAGTATGTTCAACGAACAGGTTTGCAAGATATAGTTATTACGGGAAGTTGGTATAATAAAATGAAAATTGGTAGAAGACTTAACCTTCATAGACATGAGGGTAGTGTTCTTAGTGGTGCTTTTTATCTTGACGTTGATGATAATAGTGTTCCTTTAAGAATGAGAAGTCCTTTGCTTCCATATAAAATGAATGATATGTATGCGAGAATGGATAATCAATATGCTAGTACTGGTATTATGTTAAAACCTGCTAAAGGACAGTTGGTTCTTTTTCCTAGTTGGATAGAACATGAGACTGACCCCGAACAAAGCGATAGATGCTTAATATCCTTTAACACTTTCTATAATGGTGCATAAATAATAGCAGCTTGGGGATCTGACATGAACACCGAACAATTAAAAGAAGTACCAGTTGATCAGAACACACAGTTTTTTACTTCATCTTATGTTACTGAAGCAAAGAATACAGAAGAATGGAAAAGTTTCTGGTCTAAGGATCACGATGATGATGAGGAATACTCACACGATTCCGAGGGATGCTAAATACTAAAAATAGTGTATGAAGTAGATGGCTGCTATACCTTTGAATCTAACTCTGGAACAGGGTACTGATTTTAGTGTTAACTTAACTGTAAGAAATTCTGATGGGTCACCATTGAATCTCTTAGGGTATACTGCGTCTAGTGAAGTTAGGAAACACTACACCTCTACTACAAAATATCCTTTTGATGTTACCTTTGCTGATAGGTCATTAGGTAAAATATCATTAACTATGACGGATACTGCTACTGCTCTTATTAATGAGGGTAGATATGTTTATGATGTTTATATTACCTCAAGTAACGGTAATAAAAGTAGAGTGATTGCTGGTATGATGTTTGTATCACCTGGAGTTAGTTTCTAATGGCAGATTATGAAGTAACTTTTGATGCTGGTAGTTATAACGTTAATGTTGATACGTCAACGCCAAGTTATAATCTAGGTGTCGATTATGAGATACCCTCAAAGTCAACTCAATACACTAATGTATTGGTTGATGATATTAAGGGTCAGTTTGATGGTACAAAAACTACATTTGATATTACTGTGGGTGGGGTTCCCTATGTTCCCAAAGATCCACAACAGTTAATAGTATCTCTTAATGATATCATTCTCCAACCAGGAGTTGACTATCAGATAGCAGGTAGTTCTATTACATTTACACCTGCACCTACAGCAGGATATGATTTTTGGTGTTCTGCTCTAACTGCTAATGCAGATTTAACTAGAACAATTAATTTTGTTTTAGATAATGGTTCGTTTGATATTACTACTGGTTCAAAAGGTCAACTAAACCTTGATGTTACTGGTAGAATAGAATCGTGGATGTTGGTTGCAGATACAGTAGGTTCAATCGTTATAGATGTTAAGAAGGATACGTATGCTACATATCCAGATGGTCTTACGTCTATAGTTGGAAGTGAATATCCAAGACTATCAAGTGAAAAGAAGGCAAGAGACGAATCATTGTCCACTTGGGCAACTCAATTGACTGCTGGTGATATTTTAGATTTCGATGTTGTATCATGTAGTGGGATTAAGAAGTGTTCTTTATTCCTGCGTCTAATCATTTAAAACTTGAAGCTTCAAATATAATAAATAAATCATAGGAAACAATGTTTAAAACTGGAGAGCTCAACAGATGGCTTTATTAGTATCAGATCAAGGTGAATTACAATCTCTAAGATATCTTGTTAATTCAGATCGCAATATTCCAAGGAACTTGATCCTCAAGTTGTATACCTCTAATACAGTCCCTGCTGAGACAGATGTCCCAGGTCAGACAAAATATTACGAGCCATACGACGAGACAGGACTGGTTGGATATGGAACCGCACCGTCAACAGGTTACCCTGCGGTTAATGTGTGTAGAAATGATGAAGATTATTCAAGGCAATATGGAATTCTACTCAATGGAAGCGAGTGGAATGTAAGGACAATACAAAGTGCTATCGCTACACCAACAGGTAGTGGTAACGTAAACGAGTACACCATCACTGTTTCCTCAGTATCAAACATCGCTGTTGGTCACTATGTAACTGGTGGTAACGTCGGAACAAACGCAGTTGTTGCTGCTATCGACGGTAACACAATCGTTCTTACAGTTAAGAACGCTGCTACATTCAGTAACCAAGCACTACAATTTGGTGTTGGTACAACAACTGCTTCCTATCCAGAACAAGAATTTACATTTACTTCTGCTGCTAATAACATTTACGGTTATTATCTAGTAAGAGCAAATAACATGCCAATCTCCTTAAATGGTGTTGAGCATGCTGTTACAGTTGGTACTGCTACTACCATATCTAAGGCACAGTCCACAGGTACGGTTGGTAAGAAGTATGTTGATCTATTTGCATTCAAATCAGAACCAACATCCACAGGTATTGGATCTGAGTTTAGCATTGTAGTATCAAGTAATGCTGGTATCACAACTAACCAAAGGGTAGAAGGAGCAGGTATTGCTGCTGGATCAAGGGTTGTTGGTATAATGAATACTACAACTATTGTTCTTGACAAGAAGAATACTGGAGCAGTATCTGGTGTAACAACATTCTTCAAAGAAATTACTGAAGATATTTGTGTAGGTATGGGTGTTACTCACGGTAATATTGCTGGAGAGAACACAGGTATCGCCACTGGAACTACAATTATTGGTATAGATGAGAAGCTCGGAAGAGTTCATCTAAGTAGCGAACTAGAGAATAACATTCAGAACGCTACTGGTAACGTTGTTTACTTTAACTTTGCTGAAGTTAGTGTTGGATCAACAAACCACGGTCTAGAAGTCGGTGACATAGTTTATGTTGCTGCAGGTGCTGCTAACACAACCACAACTTCTCAGACATATACAATTCATACTACTGAGAATGAGAGTAAGTTTACAACTACTCCTGCTTTAAGTGGAATTGGAAGTGCAACTCTTTACAGTAGCATATTCTTTGCTGAAAGGTTCACAAATGGTCCTTACAACATCCAAAACAACGGAGACCAAATCAAAGTTACATTGAACGTCAGCCTCGACTGATATTTGATAATCTTTATACTCGTTATGGAGGGGTTGCCTTTGGTAATCCCTCCTATTTTTTTAAGGGGACTTATAAAATATGCCAGCGCAGAATGTAGGAGTTAATTCAACCTTCGAGCAACAACGACAGGTTGTTAATATAATTGCCGATGATATCTTTGACCTCTCATCCCGTTTTAGTGGGTTGGGAACTGATCTTAGTGTAGATTATGCTGCAACTTCTGGCGTTGCAACTCTTGCAAATACTGCAACAACAGCGACCTATGCTACAACTGCTGGTAATGCTGCTACGGCAGACAATGCAACCAACGCAACGACTGCAAACTATGCTGCTGTTGCTGGAATGTCAACAGGACTTACTGCTCCTGCTTACTATTCTATTGTATCTGCTGCTTCAACCTATGCTGCTGTTGCAGGTATAGCAACTCTTGCTAACAATGCTACGTCTGCTGACAATGCAACTTATGCATTCAATGCTGGAATCTCTTCTTATGCTGATGGTGCAGGGTTATCAACTGCTGCCCAAGGTTTAACTGGAACACCTAATGTTATATGTGGTGTTGTAACTGGTACTTTATTTGTTGGTGATGGATCAGAATTACAGAATGTAGTTGCTGCTGCTGTAACATATACTGATCTTGCTGGTGTATCTACTGTCTCTTTAGGTGTAACTGTAGGTGCTACTTATCAGGAAGTAAACTGTGTAGGAATTATAACTGGTGATAAACTTAAGTCTGGTAGTGGAAAATATCTATCTCCAGATAATATTGATGCGTTTACAATCTTTAGTAATAGTGGAATAGTAAGATTTGGAAATAATATTGACGTACCTGGTATTAATAATAATACTGGTACAAACATTATAGGATTTAGTGGTACAAGTATAACCGTTGGTGGTAATGTAACTGCTGCAAAGTATATTGGAGATGGTGCAGGACTAACAGGAATAGCAACACTTATCTCTGCTGGATCAAACATAACAGTTGTTACAGATTCTAGTAGTGGAATTGTAACTGTTGCAACTTCTGGTGGTGTAGGTGTTGGAACAAGTAGTATAAGCACAAATGATATTGCAGTCTCAGGATTATCCGCACTGAATGGAAGAGTTGCTTTTGCTAATACAGCATCATTCCTTGATGATAAGAGA